ACCCTGCGCCTGTCCTTGACCCTGCCCCTGAACCTGCTGTGCCGGAGGGCCGTCTACCTGGAGGGATTTCCCGCTCATTCTTTCCAGGGTTTCAGGCTGGAATTTTGTCGCAATGATTTCCGCCTTGATGCGGAATATATCCCTGAAATATTTCTGTATCTGCCGCTGTTTCCTTTGAATCCGGCTCCCGCCCCACCTCGCCTTGATATCCTGCGCCTTGGCAGTTTCCCTGGGATCTGTCTGACCACGCATGATATCTGAAATCCCGGTGATTTCATAGATCACCTGGCGTACACGGTCACGGGCTTCGTAAAGCTGTATCAGTACCGCAACCAACTGCTCTATGGGCAACAGCCATATAGCCCTTTCCAGACCGCCCAACTCGTACATACGGGACACGTTCTGGGCCGGTATCATCTTGTTGTCCTCATGGTCAAAGATTCTTTCTATCCCAAGCGTTGGGTCATAAACCCCACGCACCTTGATGGCTGAACTGACCTTCTGAATGCGCTGAGTAATATTGTCAAGTTCCTCCGCCTGGTGCTTGTAGATATTATATTCAGGAACCGGGACCATATCGGATGTGGACTCAACGGCAAAGATGGGTTTGGGAACGGGAAAGAAGTTCTTCAGGTTGAGTTCATCCGCCTCCTCCTTGACAACATCTTTTTCCTTCTCAGCGACAAAGTAAATTGTTCTTGTCGGTTTGTGCCAGAATTCTATAATCTTGGCCTTCTTGAGAACGGAAGCGTCTTTCTTTTTATCGTATTTGGTTCTGCCACCCCTGCCCCTGGAATCGTATTCCGAATCCCCCCCGTCTGACATTTCTATTTTTTCTCCCTGCCTCTTCCCGAATGTTTCCACCAGTTCGTCACGGGTCATATGATGGTCGAAAGATATCCATTCCACTTCCTCCCATCTCCTTCCGTCCCCGTGCTTGAACCTGTCCCACTGCACCAGTTCGCAGGTAACGCTTTCGTATTCCAGTTCCTCGTATTCCTCCTGCCGGTAGAAAAACCGGGAATTCTCCTCGTCAAACTCCATGTCCTCCGGAACATCCATACCCTCCGGCGGTGTCTCGACATACTGTTTTTCTTCAGGCACCGTAACCATTTCCGGGTTGTACCGAACCCTGGCTATCGGTCTGCCGGGAAGCAGAAAATCCATAACAACGTCATTGGCTACCGAATCGAAATCATAGCTGTCGATGGAATAGATCAGGCACCTCTTGAGGATATCCGACACACGCCTGCCTATCGGGTCCTTGTCCTTGTGCTTCCGCCTTACATCCGGAATCGGTTCGTTGTTGTAAAGGGTGGGACGCAGGGTTTCGACATTGGAGTAAAGGATATTGTGCATATGCCTGCCGCCCTTTTTAAGCATCTTCTTGACATGGCGGTATTTGCGTTCCACATGGGCGGCGTCCTGTTCCCAGTTCTTGAACCTGGAATGGGCCAGGTCATATTCCTCAAGAAGATATTCGGCTGTTATGCCTTTCTTGTTGTCCTTGTTTATATCTTCAGGCCGCTCCAGGGTTGCGCCCTGGATGGTTTCACCGGAATCTACATCAGGCATTTACGATCTCCTTAACCAAGGCGGATTTACCACTATCCTCAAGCATCCAGCTACCGCCTGGGTTGTGTTTATATTGTCTGAAATATCTTTTGCTTCGGTCTGGCATTTACTCAAAGAGCCGTTGTACTTTTGAACTTTCGTAGAAAGGTCAGCCACGGACAGTATCCATATAATTATAATTTCCATTACACATATGTGGTATTACCCGTAGGATCACGCCCGAAAGTTCTCTGACCCTGTGTCGGCATCTGGCCCGGAGTCTGTCCTCTTCGCATGGCGTCAAGCTGTGCCTGCATATCAGGCGACAAGGCGTTCCCACCGAAAAGCTCCACTCCTCCCGGACCGGGGGTTTTAATGTATTGCTGAAGACCCATATTGTTGGCATTGGCGGCATTGATATCCGCCTGATTAATCGTTGATGGTTGCCATTCCCTATTTAATCGGTCCAGGGTAGTTCCGTAGTCCGGACCTTGATCTGATAGATTCAAATTATAATCTCTATCCAGTCCAGCCTGATACTGCTCAAATGTTCCTGGGCTTGGATTGCCGTACTGCTCGGCATCGGCAAAAAGAGTTTGATACCTTCTCCTCTCATCGGCAAGCCCAGAACCGGGGATAGATTGGCCTGATTCATCAGCAAAATCCTGTGCCCTTCCAGAAGCGGCTTGAGTTTGTGCCTGTGCGGTGAAATCTGGCCGTTGAGTCATCATTGGATCGGGAACATCCTGGTATGACGGATTACGCATCAGCGCAGGATCAAAAGCCGGAATCGGGTTCCCCTGATTGGCCCTTTGCATAGCCAGGAAACTGTTCATCCAGTCAGGCTGTTGAGTCCCCTGACCGCCAGCCCCCGTCAGTATAGAATTCCCCATCGGGTCACGCCCGAATATGTTTGGCATAATATCTCCTTAGTATGCAGAGCTTTTCTGCGGGTGTTTACCCGGATTGGATGCCTTGTGTCCCAGCGATGCCCCCATTGATTTGCCCTTGAGGATATTACCCACCGGCCTTGTGGTCCCTTCACCGTTATAAACCCCACGTTCACCGCCGAGGCGCATCCCGGCGTTGTTGCCCTTGAGTTCCTTCCCGAACCCGTTGTCGTCTTTCCCGGAATGCACACCACGCTCCCCGGAAAGGGACATACCCTTGTTGTTGCCTTTATGTTTCTGCATTGTTTATACCTGAGATAAGGTTCCTGAGTTGACCACGTTTGAAGATGCGTTGCATGGCGTCCATACCATCACATAATCCACCTGACCGGCTGTGATATCGGCGGTAGAGCAGGTTTCGACAATATTGGCACCATCGTTTATGAACCACGGCCCGGTTGCCGGAGCTATATCAATCCCGGCTTCCGTGTTGGCGTCCGTCCACACATCGCCATCGTCCAGCGTGGTCGTATTGGCTATCTGGGCAAGGAGTTTTGCGGTATTCCCGGCAACCCCGACTTCAAGCGTACCCGCACCGACAAGGGAAGTATTGCAGAGTCCCGCAAAAGCCCAGATTACAATGTTGTCAGTTACGGTAAATATGGTGTAGGTGTTGGCGGCATCCTTGTCGCCATGAGCCTCCCCCGTACCGCCGTCAAATGCGGAGCCGGTATGTTCGATTACCCTGAAGGCGGCCTGACCGCCGAATCCGACTATACTCATTAGTTGCCCCTCCCTCTTGATGCGTAAAGGGTTGTGGACTCACCGGAACGGCATATCCCGGACATATAATTGGCGTTGCCTGGGGAATCCAGAATTACGTTCAGGCCAGCCGCTATGATGAAACTACCGGACAGGGTTGCGGTTGTCGTGGCATCCCCTATCTCGATAAAGACATCGCTTGGACCGGCGTTGTAAAGCATGACTTCGCAGGATTGCAGGTTCCCAACGGAAGAAAGCGTTGTCCTTGCAATCGTGGCCGTGCAGGACAGGGATACGGTTGGATTGTCCCGGAACGGCTGGAAAGCGTGAATTGTTAATCCCATGGTTGATCTCCTCTTTCTATTTGTACTTTGTTTTTATACCAATCCAGCGAACAGTCCGGACCGCAGAAAACGAAATCCCCCTGCCAGTATGTAAGATCGCTTTTTTCTATAGACACCCGGCAGGCTGTGCATTTATAAGTCCCATTGTTCGTCTTCTTGTCTTGATTCTGTCCTGATATCTCTAAGTTCATTGAAAGTCAGGTTACTCCTCAGTCCTGTCGGTGTCGGTATCCACGGGAAAACCACTTCCCTGCTTTTTTCGTTCCCGTATGCCGGTGCCATGTCTACTAGCATTCTACCGAACAAACTCAAAACGTCAACCTGATCGTCATGTTTTCCGTTTGGGAACATCAGGCATTCGGTCAAAAGTTCTTCTGTCCAACCGGCCTGCGTAGGCAGATAAAGTTTCCCCTCGGATATCCTGCCACGAATAGCCTGCGCCCTTGTGATCTTGTCCTGGCTTGAGGCGAATGACTTTCTGTACACATAAGTTTTCTCTTCCTGCATCTTTTTCCTGATGAACGGGTCAAGGCTTTTCAGTATCTGTCCCTTCTCTTCCCCCCACTCAAGAGGTCCCCATATACGCATAAGGTACATAAGTTCATGTATCCATCGCTCTGAATCGGATTTCTCCCGATACCAGTCCAGGAGGTATATATTATCGTCCCCGTCTATGCCGCAGACCCCGTGGACCGTGTAATCGGATTCCTGGTTCTGAGACACGGCGTAATCGGAAGCCCCGTATATCTGTAGTCCCGGAGGGGCTACTTCGTAGAACCGGAACCATTCCCTTTTAAAGAAATCACCTTCTTCCGGGGCAGGACGCTGTTGGTACAACGCCGCCCAGTTCCTTGGCCCCTGAAAGGCTTTTTCCTTTTCAAACCATCTTGAATCGCTACGGCAAAACCATTCAGGCCATAGATATTCCCCTTTGACTCTTCCAAGAGGATCTGATGCGTCTTCCGCAATGGCCGGGAGACATATGACTGTCCACAATTCTCCGTCCCTTCCAGTAATTTTTCCAGACTCTCCGTTATAGTTTTCAGGGAGAATACGGCCTGCCGGGTCATCTTCATGCCACCGTGTGCCAATGTAGATTTTAGGGCATCCCGGTTTAAGCCGAGTTCTGAAATCCGTTTTATAAGAGTTCCAAGTGTCATTGCGTATGGTTTCCGACTGGGCATCCTTTGATCCTTTCACCACATCGTCCATAACTAGAAGATCCGTCCTTCGTCCCGTTACGGAAGCCAGGATACCCATAGCCCAGTATTCGCCCAGGGTCATGGGTTTCGGAGGTTCGTCCGGGTCCTCTATGTACTGCAAGGCCCAATGGCCTGCCGCCTTCGTTGACTGGTCGAGTTGCAGTCCGAAAATCCTCTGGTATTCCTCCGTTTCTACCATTTTCCTGATTCTTTTCCCGAATCCCTCTGCGAGTTCCGTGTCGTGTGAGGTAGAGATACATTTCCGGTTGGCGTCTTTTCCCATGAAATAGGGAGGAAACAGGACGGAAGCGTAGGTCGATTTGGCTGATCCAGGTGGGAGGAAAAGCATGAGATTTTTAATTTCCCCTCTTTCGACCTGATCCAGCGCATTGATTACCAGTCTATGGTGGGCGGCGGGTTTCGGTACTTCCCCGGCGGTTTTAATGTCGTACCCCTCGATAATGGGAAGCATATAGCTACAGAAACCCAGAAAAGACCGGGACGCCATTTTTGCCTGTAAAACCTGCGATGCCTCGGCTTTCTCAATCAGCTTCTCTCTTGGCAGGCTTTCCAGTTCCATTACGTTTTTTGATCGTCTACGACTATCTTTTCCTGTTCTTCCTTCTTTTCCTCGATTGCCTTCTCCGGTTCGGTCTTTTTATACTCAAGATAGGCGTTGTAAGCCGTATTCAGGCCGCCTGCCACGGCGGCGAATTCCAGCGCACATCCGGACATAAAAACAGCCATTACTGCCACCATGATAAAATTTTTCATACCATGCTCCTTTTTTATTTGAATATTCTTAGAAACCACACTGACTAAACTGACAGAATTAATTTAGTCGGTTTTGTCAGTGTCACTTTTAGAAATATTGCCAGTTTTTTTACTTTTTTGAAGTTTACGGTGCTTTCATTATTTCTTTTGGCTTTTCTGTCGCCGCACCCCCGAAAACCCGTACAGATTTCCAGACATACCATGCCCTGAACCGTGACATACCGTCTTCAATGCAGATTTCCCGCAGTATATCGTCAGATTTCTCCCTCCAGGGGTCTTCTGGCAGTATACCGTTGCGGATCAGTTGGTAAAGGGCGTCATGGATAAGGCTCCCACGCATGAAGTTGACGGAATCGTAGGTAGGTCCTGAAGGCCCGTCCCAGGCGTATCCGGGCAGGACAGTGACCTGCTTGTTTTTATTGTCCAGAATGATGAACCTCCCGCACTTCCTGTTTTTCTTCAAATCCGGAAGCCCGTCAAGGGACTGTTTTTCCCTGGTGAGAAGCTGGTATTTGTATCCGCCTTTATATTCCATCCTTTTAGTGACCCTGCCTTCCCGCTCTTTCGTTGATTAACTTAACCATGAAACTAATATCTTCTTTCTTGACTTTTGTTTTATCCGACCAGAACCTGTTATAAATTTCTTTATACTCTTTAAACGTACAAGGCTGTACATTCCGTTTCTTGATTTTATTTTTACGCATAAATTCCTTTAA